ATGGCAATTCGGCTTATCATATAAATCCTAAATATTTTAGCGAAAGTTTTGGCAGCCAAGAAGAATTGCTTGAAGAAGTTTTGGATTGGTTAAATGTTGAAGGGTGTCCTTGTGGTTGTTTAGAAGCTAACAATGAACCAGATTCTCACAATGTATTTGCTAGGAACGATCTATTCATTATGTAAAAAAATAGGGGGTATAGTTATATCATAAAAACTAAAACCCCCTACTGTACGGCTCTTAAAACGCGTTTATTTTCCTTCTTCCTCCCAACATTCAGTACATAAAGCGCTATATTCCTTATTCATATTCCAATAAAGATCATCAGTATAATCAATTACTAAACATCTATCGCAATAGTTTAACAGGCCTTGTAAATGACCATCTGCAATAGCGTGTTGTGTATTAATATCAATTTTATCCCAAGTTTCCCCAAGTAAATATTTAGTTTTCATAATTCATATTCCTTATTTTAATTGCTATATATTGATAGTTAAAATCACATTTCTTCTTTTGTGTTAGTGTAATATTCCCCCTCTTATTATTGTAATATGTTAATTCGTGGATAGCTTTCGCACGTTTTCTTATGTTACTGTTTCTGCTTTTAAGATCTTTAGGTAAATACCCCTCATAATATATGGCACGTTGTCCATATTGTGAATTGCTTATCCAACTTTTAACCTTGTCGTATGTTTTTAATTCTTCCATAGTTATTCCCTTCTTGTGTTTGTTTAATTAAATTTTGTAACATATTACTAGCTAAATTAAATTGATACATTATTTCATCATCATCAAAAAACAGTTCATTATTTTTAGAAGTCCACCCCTTAACAAAATACTTTTGTATTATGTCGCATAGCTCATCATCAAATAACTCAACGTCTTTAACTTCTGTATTGTATATATTTGTTTTGTTACTCATAGTCATTCCCTTTATATTGTTGATCCTCCTAGCTAACGGCTACCGTTCTGCGTAAAGTGTTGTTAATAAATTGGTAACCGTCAGCTGCAAACTAGCTAATAGGGAGGAGTTATACTAGCTAGTTATTCGTTATAGTATTTTCCCTAATTCCATTTCAAATACTAATTTTAAATCTTGATACGTTGTTACTTCTTTACCTCCAACGTGCCAATCTCTTATTCTTTGTGTGTCTAAACCTTGATCGCCTAGATATGCTTTGCCATTTTTCCAATTATAGATAGTGAATATCCTACCGTCCGAAAATTTACCGTACCAATTAACGTCAGTCTTGCCGTCATCACTACCTTTATAGGCTTTAATATTATGCTTGTTCATTACTTGCATAATCTCATCATATCCAACCCTCAACGTTCCTTGTAAACAAGTACCCCAACTATCTTCAGGTCGTGCTTGTAGTAGCTGCTTGAGATCCTCATAATAATCGGACTGTAAATTCATATCGTATATATCATTAAAGTGTTTGGTGTATTTCCTAACCACTCTAACAAATTCAGTCGGATCATATTTGTCGTATTGTTTTTGTAATGCCCACATTAAATGGACTATCTTTTCAGCTTCATCTCTAACTTCATTAAAGCTGTTTGGATTACTAAAGTCTAACATTGTTTTTACTCCCATTGTTAATCTATGTTAATATTATTCTTTATTTGCTAAATAATCAATTTCTTTTTTCGCGTTTTCTAAACAAGTATCAGTACCGTGTTGGCAATAAAAATCTTGATCTAAACATTCTAGCGAAACTTTATTAATTCTACGGTAAATTTTATAGCCGTGTGATCCAATCTCATCGCCATAATATTCATAATCCTCCCCATATTGATTATGCCACACTTCTTTACCGTTTATAATTTCCCCAACATCACTATTGAGATAAATTTTAATTAAGTGATCTTTGTATTCTTCTTTGTGTACTTCCCACCACCTAGTGCCAAGAAGCGTAATATTATCACAATGATTTTTACTCAATTTAATACTAGTCATAATTCCCTCCTATCGTTTTGTTAATGACTAATTATAACGCCCTAGTATTTTAGGGCGCTATCATTAAGCATTAGCAAGTAACCTCCCTATCCCATAATTGATTATCAATTCTATATTTCATATCATCAATTATTTCATTAACTGAAGATAAAATATATCTACTTTTATATACATCAATATCATTTTTCCAATCCCATACTTTAACTAAAGTTGATGACATATAAACATCTATAAAAATAGTATAATCGCCATAATCACGCAGATAACTTTTTAATAGTTTACTCATATTACCTCCCAATCTAATTTAGCTTCAACGCTATTAATCTTATCCATAAGCATATTAATATTCTTTTTAGTCCATTTTATAGTCTTTTCTTTAAATGGCACTAAATTCTCTACGGGTATTTCATCTAGGAAATATATCGCATTACCAACAATAAGATCAGTTACACCAAAGTGCGTAAACCAAACTGTAGTAGCTGTTATATTAGTTTGTAACCCCTCTAGCTTTCCATTCTCATTTATGACAAGTTTACCCCAAGGTGTTTGGATAATCTCAATATTACCTCCAACAATGTTTTGTAATGTATCAAGATCGTAATCATCTATATTACTAGCTGTTAAATGTAATTTAGTATTATTATCCTCCACAAAATCGCTATTATTAATTACAACCTTGTGAGGTGGGGGCTGTAACTCCCTAAACGGTTTATTAAGAATATCCATTAAATTTTTATTTGCTTTATCACTTAAATTCATAATTACCACCACTTCATAAACATTACTAATTGATAGGCGCAGAATAGCCAAGCTATTACAAAGAATATTGATACGCCTATTGCGATTTTGCTTGTTAAGTCTTGTATTTTATTAAACATATTTTTTCCCTTATATTGTTTTTGTTATTACTTGAAATTGATAACCAAGCGTTTTGATATTGGTTATATCTTCACTAGTGAATGTTTTTTTGCCAATCAACCTAGCGAATTTATTAGCCGTTTCACAAATTGGATAAACCAATTCTTTGCCGTAAACGTTTTTTACTTCTACTTCTAATTTAGTCATATTCCCTCACTTTCTTTTTTGTTAATGACTAATTATAACCCCCTAACATTTAAGGGGGCTATCATTAAGCATTATGATTGTTGTCAAATTTATCAATTTCTTGAATGAATTTATCTTTATCAAATCTATTGTTTTCTAAAACAAAGTAATCCGATAGATTGTGAATTAATACTGTTGTAGCGCCCTTGTCGGTGTTCATGTGTTTAAACCTTCTTAAGATACTTGCTATTTCAATATAATCTTTTCTAGTCATTTTGTTTCCCTTTATACTGTTAGTAATGAATTAACTTACGTTAACAATAACATTACTAGCATAGGTGATAATAGTGTGTCAAACATTATTTTTATTATTTTTATTGAAGTTAATATACTTTAGGTTGTAATATGCTTATATGACGGTAAAACCCTTAACAGATAAGCAAAAAGCGTTTATAGAAAACTTTAGTAAAACTGGCAATGCTACTCAGTCGGCAATAGCTAGTGGCTACAGTCCAGCAACGGCAGAACAACAAGGCTACGAACTTAAAAAGAAGTTAGCCAATGAAATAGATCAAGCAACAAAACAAGTATTAGCGTCATCAGTACCACTAGCAATAGAGAAACTACAATCACTTATAATAGATGATAAAGTAAATCCCTCAGTAAAGCTTGGGGCTATCAACTCAATACTAGATAGAACAGGTTACCAAACAGTACATAAAGTAGAGGACGTAACAAAGACTAAAACAGATGAAGAATTACAAGCAGAGTTAAACCATCTACTAAAGAATATACGAACAACAGAACACTAGACAACACGCGCTTACACTTCACGCGCTGCGATAAAAAGTACCATTCGCACACACACACTCACGCACTCTAGCAAATTTTTTACGCGCCAACCCTTCGCGCCAATTCGCGCCGCCGTTCGCACACGCACATATTAATATTTAGTAGCGTTTTTGAGGGCAACCCCACCCCCCAAAGCCGCCGCCGTTGTATATTACTATGGATCTCTCCATGCAGCGGTGGGGTTTTTTTGACATTAACATTTGTTAACGCTATTGACATGGGTATTGCGTTAGGTTAAGGTGGTTGTATGGCGGATAAAGCGTGGAAACAACGAGAGCGGAAGGTTGCAGAGTTCTTTGGTGGCACAAGAACACCTTTATCTGGAGGTAATGGTAAGGTAACGAGGGCAGATGTAATCCATGACAGGCTTTTTATTGAATGTAAGTTGCGTGTTAAGCATAGCGCTGTTACTTTATGGGATGACACCAAAGCTTTAGCAGACTTAGAAAACAAAACGCCAGTTATTTGTTTGTGTGAGAAGAACCGTAAGGGGTTCTGGATTATGGTACATAGTGATGACTTGGAGAAGTTATGAACGATATAGAAAGAGCGCTTGAAATAGCAAGAGAATTGCAGTATCGTAAGGACACTAATCGCATGGCAGATTACGAGCCGTACGAATATCAAAAAAAATTTCATAACACTATCGCCCAACAGCGATTATTAATGGCAGGAAACAGAATTGGCAAATCTTTTTGTGGAGCAATGGAAATGGCATTTCACCTTACAGGGCAATATCCTGATTGGTGGGAGGGAAGAAGGTTTGACAGGCCTATAAGGGCGTGGGCAGGTGGCGCGTCTAATGAAACAACGCGTGATATATGCCAGAAGGAATTAGTCGGACAACCAGATGATCCTTCTGCAAGAGGTACTGGCAGTATTCCATTAAAATATATAGGGGAAACAGTTAGAAAAGCTGGTGTACCTAATGCAATGAACAGTCTTGTTATAAAACATGTAACAGGTGGATGGTCTAGGTTAGCATTTAAAGCGTATGAAATGGGTAAAGAGAAATGGATGGGGGAAAGTCTGGATGTAATATGGCTAGATGAAGAACCACCACAATCAATTTACACACAATCATTGACGCGTACTGCCGATAAAGGGGGCATGGTATATATGACGTTTACTCCTGAGAGCGGTATGACAGAAACGGTAGCGCAGTTTGTAAATGATCTCAGGGATGGTCAGGCACTTATACAAGCTGGGTGGGATGATGCACCACATATGACAGACAAGGTGCGAGAACAAATACTTTCTGCGTTACCTCCCCATGAAAGAAAGATGCGTGAACAAGGTATTCCTCAATTAGGTAGTGGTCTTGTCTTTCCTTTGCCAGAATCTCAAATGTTATGCGATCCTATAGAAATACCAGCGTATTGGCCACGCATTTGCGGTATAGATTTTGGGTGGGATCACCCTACAGCAGCTGCATGGATTGCTTGGGATCGTGATAGTGATACAATTTATATTTACGATAGCTATGCTATGTCGCAAGAAGCTGTACCAATACACGCAAGTTCTATTAAATCAAGAGGTAACTGGATTCCTGTAATATGGCCAATGGATGGTAGGCAAGCAGATAAAGGATCTGGCAAATCATTAACAGAACAATACAGGGCAGAAGGTGTCAATATGACACGAGAACATTTTAGTAATCCACCACAACAAGGACAAAAAGAAGGTAGCGGTGGTAACTCTGTAGAAGCAGGTATTCAGGAAATGTACACACGGTTTATGACAAATAGATTGAAAATTTTTAATAATCAGAGTAAATTATTAGAAGAACTACGGATGTATCACCGTAAGGACGGAAAAATTGTGGCAAAACATGATGATGTTATTTCTGCAATGCGTTATGCGGTTATGTCTGTAAGAAAAGCAAGGATAAAAGATTATGAGCCTGTCCAAATAGAATCGGATAGTAGCTTTAATGTATTTGCATAGGAAAGAAAATGGGCGGCATAGTAAGATCAATATTCGGTGGTAGATCCAAAGCACCAGCTGCGCCAGCAGTAGTACAAGCAGCAGCACAACCAGCAGCACAAGCAACAGTAACAGCGCAACCTACAGGCCCAGCAATAGGATCTGGTTATGGTGGAAGAAGAAGTACAGTAATGACTGGGGCTGCTGGACTAGAAGGCGAAGCAAATGTTGCAAGAACAGTATTAGGTGGTGGATCTAGGACTGAACGAAGAAAAATGATATGATTGAAGTCAGAACTGATGACGACATAAAACACGTTGCGTATAACTGGATTAAGAGTAGAGCGCATATAAACAGACCGTTACAAGAAAGTGATAGACATATTGCTTTTTTAATGGATAATAGTATTAAGGCATGTTTGTTGTTTTCTGATTATGATGGGCATAATATATTTGTTCATCTTGCAATGGACACTCCAATATTGTGTCAAAGAAGATATATACGCATGATGTTTGATTATGCTTTTAATCAATGCAAGTGTAATAGAATGACAGCAATGTGCGTTGATGGATATGAAAGAAACGAACGATTGTTAAAAGGTGTAGGTTTTATTAAAGAAGGAGTTGTCAGACAGGCAATGCGTGTTGATGATAAATTTGTAGATGGGGCTTTATACGGAATATTAAAAGGAGAGTGTAAATGGGTATGAAGGCAAAGGCAGAAATGCCACCACCAATAGATACTTCTGTAACAGATAGGACTGCTGAGAAAGAAGCCGCTCTTGCGCGAGAAGAAGAACGTATGCGTAAGGCTGGATCACTAGGCAGAAACTATAGCATTATGACAAGCGGCAAAGGCGTTACTGAAGAAGCAACTACTGGCAGAACTCTATTAACAACAACAGGTAAGTAATATGGCAGATATGTTAGCCCCATACGATTATGTAAAAAAACGTATGAGTGCCATGTCTAGTTCTAGGGAAACTTGGGAAGATCATTGGCAAGAAATACTTGATTATGTAATGCCAAGAAAAGCTGATGTAACTCTAGTACGTTCTAAGGGCGAAAAAAGAACAGAAGTTTTATTTGATAGTACAGCAATTACAGCAAACACATTATTGGCGGCAAGTTTACAAGGCACTTTGACCTCTCCATCATTGCCTTGGTTTTCTATTAAACTGCGTGATAAAGGATTAAACGAACAACGAGATTCACAGTTATGGCTAGAAGATACAGCCAGACGTATGTATGATGCGTTTAATGATGCTAATTTTAATACCGAAGTACACGAAATGTATTTGGATCTTACATCTATTGGTACAGGATGTTTGTTTGTTGAAGAAGATTCAAAAGGTTTTGATGAAGGTGGCATACATTTCAAGACACTTCACATCAATGAATACTACATACAAGAAAATGTAAATGGTTATGTTGATACTGTTTATCGTAAATATAAGATGACAGCACGACAAGCATTTCAAGAATTTGGCGAAGAAAATCTAGGGGAAAAAGTACTAGATGCAGTCAAACAAAAACCTGAAAAAGAATTTGTGTTTATCCATGCCGTTGAACCATCAGACGATTACAAACGTGCAACAGGTAAGGTGGCTACTAAGCTAAAATACCATAGTTGTCATGTTTGTGAAGCCGATCAAATGATTGTGCGTACTGGTGGTTACAACGAGTTTCCTTACCTTGTTCCGAGATGGGCTAAAGCGACTGGTGAAATATATGGTCGTAGCCCATCTTATAACGCTCTACCAGATATTAAAACACTAAACAAAGCTGTAGAGATAGGACTAAAGGCATGGGCAAAAGCTATTGATCCACCATTACTCGTACAAGATGACGGTGTTATTGGTCGTGTAAGAACTACACCAGCTGGTATTACTGTTATTAGAAATGATGGCGCAATCAAACCGTTACAGATAGGAAGCAACTGGCAGATTACAGACTTAAAAGAAACACAGTTGCGTACTGCTATTAGGCAGGCCTATTACTCAGATCAGTTGCAGTTACAAGAAGGGCCACAGATGACTGCCACTGAAGTGCAAGTTCGTTATGAACTGATGCAAAGACTACTTGGCCCAACATTAGGTAGATTCCAATCAGAGTTCCTAAATCCATTAATTGATAGGATTTTTGGTATTATGTTTAGAGCAGGGGCGCTTCTCCCTCCCCCTGAAAACATACAGGAAAGCAAACTGGATATTGAATATGTTGGGCCATTAGCTAGATCTCAACGCATGGAAGAAGCTAATGCTATAGATAGATTGTATGCGCTAGCTATGAACATTGCACAAGTCAACCCTAACGTCATGGAAATCATTAACCATGAAGAAGCTGTTAGAATGAGAGCAAGATTGTTAGGTGTTCCGAATAGTATCTTGGTTAGCAGAGAAGATCTGGAAGAAGCAAGACAGGCTCAAATGGAACAACAAATGATGCAACAACAAATTATGATGCAACAGCAAGTAGCCCAAACTACTCAACAGCAAGCCGAAGCCGCTAAATCTATAGCTGATCCAGCTGCGCAGGCTGCATTACAACAGGCAGCGGCTGAAATAGAAGGTCTATAATGTCAACAGAAATAATGGAAGAAATGGATAGGGATCATTACGATCTTATTCAAAACTATAAGCAATGCTTTGATACTGACGCAGGTAAAAAAGTATTGGAAGATTTAAAAACTGCGTATGGGGATCGTTTAAGTTTTCAACCAGATCCTTATGGCACAGCTTTTAAAGAAGGGCAGCGTAGTGTTTATCTACGCATATTACGTTCAATACAAGAAAGGAAAGAATGATTATGTACCCAGAAGAACAGGCCGATATGGAAACTCAGACAACCCAAGAATCAACAGTTCTTGGATCTGAAGGATATAGCGATAACCTAGATTGGAAATCATCATTACCAGAAGATCTAGCAAACGATCCAACAATATCACAATTTAAAGATGTAGAAAGCCTTGCCAAAACAGTTGTGCATCAACAAAAACAAATGGGCAGTAGAATACCAATGCCTAAAACAGATGAGGAGTATAGCGAATTATACGGCAAACTAGGTAGACCAGATGAGCCTACAGGATATGAAATGAAAGTTCCTGAAGGTATGGATGCTTACTTTAATGAAAATCTTATGGGTGAGTTTAGAAATGTTGCTCACAAGATTGGATTAAGCCAAAACCAAGTCAATGCACTT